GGCATTCGTTATAACCTTATAACCTAATGATTATTTTGATATCTTCTGTAGCATCAGTTGATCTTGTTACCGCAGCTCTATTATCTATATAGAGAATCTGGCCTGTAGCTGGATCTACGTCTCTTGCACTAAGTACATTAGCACTATCGATAGTTGCTTCACCTGCTGCGTTTAATTCGTTAATTATTTCACCGTTTTGAAATGACAAGAATCCAGTCTCTTCATTCTGATGATAGAAAAGTGAGTTTGCATCTAATGTATCGATAACAGCTTTAGCTCCAGATGTTTGACCTTCTATTGTTTGATCTCTTGTAAAAGCTGAGTTAATACTTGATATGTTCATCATCTTCAAAGCATTACCAGTATTTCCTGTATAGATCGTACCGTTTGCTGAGTCTTTGATATTACGTATTAACATAATCTGTCTAAAGTCATTATCAACAACCCAATCGGAATCTTCATCGCCTGATGGTTTTACGTTAAACATAAGAGCTGTACATTTTAGATCATCTCGTGGATCAGCACCAAAACCGTTCTTAAATGATATAATAGGTTCTGCAGTAGCATTAGTACCGCCTCCACCTGTTATAGTAACTGATGCAAAGTCATATCCTGTACCAAATACTTTTACACCCGAAGATTCAGCCATTTCTATTTTAGAAACTGAACCACCGTCGATAAACGCTGTAGCCTTAGCACCTGTACCGTTACCTTGTATAGTAACAGTAGGAGCTGATGTGTATCCTGATCCAGTATTAGTTAATCTATATCCAACAATTGCACCTGGAGTTGCATTATTTTGTACATTAAATTGCGTTGTATCATCAATAGATGATGACGAATCAACACCAGTAACAAGTTTAACTGGAATAAAGTTAGACGCTTGGAATTTACTTTCGCGTAGAGCACCAATTGAATATAAAAACTTCCATGTATATCCATCTGCTGTCATTATATGGTCTGCAGTACCAGTAGGTTTAACTGTAGAAGTAACAGGCTGCCCCGCCGCATTTTTACCCTGTTCTAAACAGACATAAACATACTGTTCATCTGTATACACATAAAAAGGTTGTGCTGGAATTGCAGTAATATTATCATCCCATGCTGAATAAACAGATCCTGATGACCAATTATATCTTGGAATACAAAAAGATCTATCAGTAATAATTTTTACTGATTGCATTGAAAGTTGTGCGTTTCGTATTTCACGAATGTTTTGAATAGGATCAACAACCGTATCAGCTGAATCATAAGGTTCAGACTTACCAACCGCAACGTGATAACTCACACCTGTACTATCCACATCGTTGATTAGAGTATCAATGACCCGTCTTTTAAAATTATCTGTAACTATTGCTGGCATTTATCTATCCTATTGTTTTGATGCTAGGTGCCAATTTGCACCAGTCCATATCATAAATCCGGCTTGGTTTTGTGTAAATGTTGTATTTGTGCCGCCGGCAAAATTAGTTGGTTGTACAGTTGTTGTACCTGTACCATTATTAACAAAGTATTTTAGTTCTCCAATTACTGTTCCATCTAGAACAAATGCTGTAAGTGGAGTAGATGAATTAAATATTGTCAATGGCATTTCCTGATCTACATTGCCAGAAGCTGTCATTGTTGAACTATTTAATGCAACTCGTGTATCTAGTAATACAGCTCCCTCACCCTTACCACCTAAAGCTAAACTAACATTTGTATCTGCGCCACCTGCATATACTGATGGATTAAAACCTGTTTCTTCATTACCTATATCAACAAAGTTGACAGCATTTGCAATTGTACTATAGCTTGTAATAGTAGCACCTGCTGTATCTACGATCTGATTAATCTTTGGAAAGTTTAGTGATGCTGAATCTAATATTTTATTTTCTAATGTCTGTGCATGTTTAGCCATTACAAAAGTATCACTATCACCTAAACTTGGTAAGTTAACAGGAATATTTGCAGTGAGTGAACCTGGAATAATTTCATAATTGTGACTAGAATCATCATCTTTGATTTTTGGATCAGTAAGTGCAGTTGCAGCTAATGTTTTATTTAAAAGAGTTTGTGCAGCTGTATCTAAAACAACAGTACCACTTGAATCTGGTATTGAAACCGTATTATTTTGTGTAGGATCTTCTACCTCTAATTTAGTTATAAATGTATTAACGCTATTACCATTAAAATGAATACCATCAGAATCAATAAACAAATATGGAGATACCTGATCGCTCTCGCCAAGAAATTGATATAACTCTTGAAAGTTTTGATTTATCTTTGTACCGGCATTACGTAATGAGTCACCTGTACCGTCGTTTGCGGTAGCGCCAGTATTAATTGTTTGTCTAGCCATGTTATCTCTCTTTAAAAGTTATCACTATTTATACTAGTTTTAGAAGAAGTCGTTACTAAAATTAAGAAGTAATTGATTATCACTTGACATTCTTGGATATGATGAGTCGCCTACTACACTATCTTCGTCAAATGTTTGTGAACCAGCGTTTGCACCTTCTGCCAATGTATCAAAGCTTCTATCAAATTCTAAAAGCGTCATATTACCACCTTGAAATTGTCCTAATTGCAAAGGTGCAAGCGTAAAAGTTTGCTGTGTTGGTAGAATCTGTTGAACAATATGATTGGTTGCATTAAACGCTAATGCAGCAACATCTGCGATACCAGCATATATTGGACCTGTAGAATCGGCAATACCCGGAGGCATAATCAAATAATCAGGTTCAGCTATACTAATAATCTGAACTTCACCAGCAACATACATTCCTGCAGGGTGCACGAATAATTTATATATGTCTCTCCATGTATCTATAGGTAATGTAGACTTAATTAGCAAAGCATACTTCTGATATAATTTATCATCAGTCAAATATCTTTGTTCGTCAGGTCCGATACGTGATGCAGAAATAGTAATTTCAGGTGCATATGGAGTAATGCCTGCATTATGATTTTCTTTTTCTTTTTCAAGATCGTGTACATTACCAACAATAAAGACGTTTTCTTTAGTATATTTTACCTCTGCAAAAGAATTGTAGAATACACGAAAGAATTGTTCTATACTATATTTCGTACCTTTTGATTTATATAGTGTACTTGAATAATCTGCAGCCTCACGCTTATTCACAAATCCTTCGAAGTATTGCTGGCCTAAAAGTAATTCATCTTCTATAAAGGATAATAGGTCTATATCGACCTGTGTGATATCACGATTTAAAAATAATTCATCTATAAGCTTAGCAGGTGAATTATCACCATCCATATAATCATAATATGCTTCAAGAAATTTACCAAACTTAGGATATTCAGATTGAAAATATTCAGGTAAAACACTCTTTACATGTTTTTTATCTTGTACCGATATTGCTCTACGATTAATATCGCGTAATGTTTTATCTAGTGACATATTAGCTCGTTGTAACTACTGTTGCTTGTACAAACGATGGGCCATCATCGAATACTACAATTTGGTTTTGTCCAGGAGAAGATACAGATGGATTAGCTGCATCACCCGATATTTTAATAAAATTATTGCCACCTATAATACTGTCTACTCTAATACCTACTAGTTTTACAAGACCGGTAGATGGCTCATATTCTCCTATATTATCTACATAAACTGTATCAGTTGCAGTTGCATGCAATTGTAATTTATATTCATCTAATTTATTTCTTATTTCAACACGATTACCATCTACAAAAAATGGTGTAGATTTTATAACAGCTCTTTCATCATTAGGTTCTGCAAGTGGAGAAGCATATCGAAGTTCAGCTGATTCAGTAGTACCTATAAATGGTACAAATCTTTTTTGTAATTTTAAATCTGCACGTGAAGATAAAACAGATGGATCTACTTCATCAACAAGTGCTAACATATTTGATCTACGAAATGACTGATCGAATAATCCTGTATTGTCAGTAAAATATTGTGTAACTACATCATCAACACGATTCTGAATCTCTTGAACAGATGATGATGTAAACTTAGGATTAAATTGGAATCTAACTTCTGTTTCTAAGAATGTAATATCAGGATCTTGGAACTTAATATCAAATGTGATAACCTGCAGCTGGTTTCCTAATGCAATAATATCACCCTTTGTCTTATCAATAGTTGCTTGTGTTACATCATCTTTGAATACAACTGATAAGAACACAACTCCATATTCTTTACGTACAGCATCTTCACCGCCATATGCTTGAATATCTTTTATAAGATAACCAAAGTTACGCTTTACTAGTGTTGCATAATCTACTGCTGTAACCATACGATTTTGAGATGCATAAGAGAATGGTGCATTTTTACGAATAGATTCTAATGTTTCAACATCAGATCCAGAAACTGATTTAGTAACAGTAGTTACTGATAATGTAAATGATACATTACCGCCAGCTGATGGTACACTAATTTGATTAACTGGAGTAAATGTTGTAGCTCCATTTGCAATCGGACCATTTGTAGAAAGATATTCTACAACTATTCTATTACCTGCTTGAGGTGCTTTACCTAATGTAAAACCATCACCAAATGATAATTCATAAAAACCATTAGGTGTTTCACGTAAGATATAAACTTTAGACTGATCATCAATAGTATCTGCTTCTTTTAAATCAGTATATGTAGCAAATGTTGTAGTAGTTAGATCATCAAATACACTAACGAATGCAGTTGTCGTATCGATATTTTTATCAGGTATCACATACGTAGTGTCAATAG